TTAGTTATCTCATATGCCAGCTTCCTAACCACAGCATCAGGTATATCACTCATACCCATAATGTTAAGTATATTGCCTGCTGTTACCTTAGCACCCTGAGCACTAAAGGCATCGCACAGCTGACTGTTAATTCTAGCTAGTCGAGCAGTATCGAATACTGCATCAGCTGATACAAAGCCCTTCAGGAACTTTGCTGCTGCTACATCATCTAGATAGTTAAACTCCATAGCAGATGTTCCAAGCCTAACTGCTGGACGAGTACCATGTTGAGGACTCTTCAATGCTGCTCCAATAGCTGCCTCAACAAGTTCATTAGCATCCTTACCAGTCATGCCTACCCCAAACTTGCCCCTTATATCTTTATATGTTCTGCCAGCTACTGCAAAGAAGTCCTTGATACCTTGGTGTCCAAATCTTCTAGACATCTGAGTGAATGTTGCTGGTATAGTGTAGCCAGCTCCAGTTAGCCAGAATGCACTTTTGATAGGAGCAGCAATTACCTTTAAGCCAGCCTTAAATACAGCATCCATTCCAGCAACATATCCATTCTCAAATGCTACCATCAGACTGCCAATTCTACTTCCTGCCCATTTGAGGCCTCTAGGGAGAACCATCTTAGTAAGTTTACTGCCAACAGCTGCTACTCCTCCCCAGCCTAACCACATTAGAGGGTCGTAGGCAGAATCCAATATCATCTTCTTCCACCAAGGAGCTTCCCACTCATTGAAAGCCTTAGCATACGAAGACCATGCACTCTCACCCAGTTCTCGGTAGAACTCATAATGTACTGTTAGTTCCTTATCAGCATCGGATTCAAAGGCAGCAAATATGCCAGCACCACCAATGGCTCCTACTATAGCTCCTATGGCTGCTCCAACAGGAATACTAGCACCAAAGCTAAAAGGAGCAAGCATTGCACCTACCGCACCTCCAGCTGCAGCACCTAATGCTACGCCATGAACTGCTCCAGCAGCAGGAGCAGGCATATTCATCATTATAGCAGCAGAGATAGGTCTACTGATTTTATCCCACCACTTCTGCATAACTTCCACAGTAGCCATCATAGGCTGAGTCACCACTAGCTTCAAATAATCCAGTGGAGCTAGTTCTGGTGCTTCAGCCAATATTTCACCTGCTCGGATAAGGCTCATCCTAGCTGCCTCAATCTCCCATTCTCGTGCTCTCTCAGCAAGCCACTCCTGCTGACTCAATAACTCCTCATCTTCTATCTCCATCTCGCTAAGAATACCCCTAACATCCTCTGCAGTCATTCCAGCTGGAAGCTCAGCCACACCAAAGACAAATGCCTTAGCTATCTCATCTACGGTAAGACGATGAACTCCCTTCATCTCTACCTCAGGCTCTGTCAATATCTCATTGAGTATGTTAGCCTGAGCATCAAGAACATCACCTCGGTAGTCAACCGGCAGAACATTTGATAGATGCTCAAGCTTGCCATAAGTTTCATTGAGCCAAGCAGTATCAGCAGCACTCAGCTCAACTCCAGGTGCTACATACTGTAATATATCCTCAGGCTTTTCTATTATATAGTTAGGGTCTGACAGATATACTGGCAGCACCTGCATAACCTCTAGCTTCCACTCAGCTGTTTGAAATAATACAGCAGCAGCATCAAACTCAGCTATAGCCTGCTCCTTAAGCTTCTCCAATGGAGCATATTCTCCAGCCTTAGAGAGTAAATCAGGCCAATGAAAAAGCTCTAAGAGCTTTCCAAACCAGCTTGTAACCTCAGGAGTAGATACAGGTAGCTTCACTTCAGCCTGCTGCAGCTTACCATATAATTGCTGTAGCTCTACCCCTATCTGCTCAAACTCAGCACCAAAGCCAGTATAGTATTCTGGTGGCTCGACAGGAGGAGGTAATTTTTCTTTTGTTTCTTCTTTTGTTTCTGCCATTTTACTCTCCTAATCTAGGCATTGGGCCTCTGCCACTAGTTAACTGTGGCGCTGCTCCAGGCCTAGCTGTTTGTTGAGTGGGAGCTGCTTGTTCTTCAGGTTGAGGCATCAGTTGCTGCATTACCATAGCAGACATCAGTTCATAAAGCTTCGAGCCTTTGGCATCACCATGCTTTGCTAAGAATGCAGCCTGCTCATCATAATATCTAATCAAAGCTGCCATAGAATTAGTTGGATGTAGCGCTGCTTTATCTGCCAGTACTTGTGCTCTCTCTTGCATTGTATCTTCGACATCAGGAAAGAGCTTAGCCATTACATAAGTATAACTCAGCTCAAAAGTTGGGTTAATCATTCTGGCTGTAGTTGCTCTCTGTATCAGGTCGCCAGGTATCTCCACTTCATAATCGGCTGACACCATACTATATTCAGGAAGGGCAGTAGGATACTTCCAGCCATAAGGCCTAAGTCCTCTCTCCTTAATATCCTGCAAGTCGTCATTGTCCATGTCTGATAGAGCAGCTATTATCGCCTGATGAAAAGGCTTCATTACTTGGTTGGCTGAGGCTGCTATCTGACTCATAACATAAGCAGTTATTTGTCCAGCAACCGCACCGTGCATAGCCCAGCTAACTCCACCTCTCTGCATCATGGCTTCAAGGTCAAGCTGAGTGCTTCTGAGTTCCAACGGTATAGGCGGTGTACCTAGGAAGGTAACATCATCATCAGCAGTACCTCGGAAGATTGCTCCTCGCTTGAAGACATCCTCAGGCTTGACGATAGACTTACCACTCCTGCTCCGCTCAAATATTCTGGGTTGGGCAGTGTCCCTCAATAGCTGTAGACTGAAACTCCACCACTTATTCCAGGTTCGGTAGATGTTCTCATTGGTTGCTAGGATAGATTGACCGAGTTCAGCCTTCCATCTGTCAACCGTTGCACCAGACTTGGCATTCTGTTCCTGAACCTTCAGTGTAGATGAGTATGTCTCACCAACTGTTCCTCCTTCTGTCAAACTTCCCATATCAGGAAGACCGCCAACTGGAGATACATAAATAGGTATTCTCTTAAATCTTGTCTGTTCGTACTTGACAAGCTTATTGCCTATTACTATGGCATTCCAGATAGACATGATATAGGGGAACTCGTCTGATATATCAGTCCACCAGTAGTCATACACAGTTACATTGCCTTTTCCGTAAGCTGCTACCCACTGATTGGGAGGACTACCGAGGTCCCAGTTATTAGCCATAGTTATGTGAATTGCTGATAGCGGACTAATGCTAAAGACACGAGCTACCTCGGACATCCCAAGCATAGCATCCCACATCGGATAGACTTCCATGGGATTCAAAGGTTCTTTGTAAGTCCGCTTGCCATCATCTGACATCATACTAATCATAGCATACCAGCCAGTAGCTAGCAGAAATCCAATGAATGTTCTATTCAAACCTTGTCTTGGATTGGCTCTCCTGAAGGTGTTCTGAGCATCCTGCCAATGAGTCTTGAAGTACTTCCCAACCTCAGCTACGGCAGAAGCTATCTCAAGGTCGGTTATGTCATAGTTCTTAACTCTATGAGGGATATCAGTATCAAGGAGATGGAGTACAAGATTATAAAGTGCCCGAGGGTCATTACCTACAAAGGATTCCATCTTCTCGGTCTTCAGCTCATCAACCATCTCAATAAGCCTATACCAGCGCTTCATAGCCTTGTTCCTAGGCTCCCAGAATGTTTTAAGGTTATTACAGCGTGTGATTATCTGCTGTGTTTTGTCTGCATAAGTTGTAACCATATTATTTCTCCTTATAGTATAGTCCCCAACACTAACCTAACGGCTCCTGCAATAGCAAATATAAGCCCAGCAAAGCCGACTGCAGTTCCAAAGATATAGTAATGGTACTCCTTCTTTATCATATTCTTTACCTTAGTACCTGACTCATATCTTGGCTGCCAAGGACAGAATCCTTCACCAATGCCTATGATGATAGTATGCCACTCTTCAGGAGTATTCATAAAGGTATATGCCCACTTAAACGGAGGAATCATATTATTACAACTGCTCCTTCTAGAGGATAGAACTGAGGTGCGTGTTCTTCATGGAAGAATAGATTGTCAGTCTGAGGCTCAAGCAGCATTACCTTGCCATTAGGAAATATCACCAGATTGTAGGCATGACCAGACTTATAATCTAATACTATACCAACCTGATTAACTCCCCACTGGTCAGAGCTAGCTTTGAGTGAGATAGCAAAGTTGCCGCAGCGGTAGAACTTGTGATACTCAAATGAGTCAACCCAATCCCAGGCTATAAAGTCAATGAATGTATCCTTGTCAACTAGATGAAACTCAGCGCCAAGAGGAAGCCTTATAACAGGAGCATTTATCTTTGCAAGGATACTACTAACCCAGACAGTGTCCTTCTCTACAATGTTCGTGAGTTCTGGAGGAGCAGGCCTAGGTACAAGTAGCTTAAGCTTCTTTATCATATCATCCGCCTTAGCCAGTTCTGCATCAAGGTCTATCAGCCTCTTTTGGCATTGAGCATAGTTAGCAGAGCACCGCTCATACTTCTGCTTAGAGCCTGAGCAGAACAAGTTGTCAATAAACTCCTGCCATCTAAAAGCCACTGTCTCGCTCCTTCTTGTGTGCTATTGTTCGCTCAGCAAACCACCAAGTAATAATCGGAATAGCCATACTCAGAAACCAAGTTGGCAGAGTCCTCCCGCTTGATACACAGTCGGCTATTACCGCAGCAAAGATGATAGTAACTGCAGGTCTTGGTAGCGCCCTAATAAAGTTACCTAACCAATCATTCATGTTACTCCTTTATCCCCAGCCTTCAGGCCAGCCTGCTGAACCGACATAACCTCGCTGGACTGGCTGAGCATCTCGACATACTATTCCTATTGCTCCGCAGTCATGGTGGTCGTCTGCACCTACTACAAGAATACCACTCTTGATTGAGGCATTTCTGCGGATATTCTTACACTGACTCCAGAACCTCAAATCCTGACAGTCAATATGGTCAAGGTGTCTGCTAACCTCAGTAATCATGTAGGGCTTAGTTGATAAGTTGGTTTGCCATCCGACAGCTCTAATTAGTTTCCCTGTCCTCACATCCTCTCGCCAATATAAATCTGGCCAATCTCTCAGATGACTAACTATATCCAGATTGTCCTCAGGTGCTATGACTGCTCCATTGTAGTAGCGAGCCACTTCTTTCATTAGTATAGCCATCTCCCACTCATCATAGAAGCCTGCCAGTGTAGCACAGTGTCTCATAATAGGCGGTATCTCCTTACCTTCCTTATCGGTATATCCGTCCTCAAAGTGCCAGACATGGCCTACTGACTCTGATGTCTTCCCCTTACCTGGGTCTATGGGAACTACATAGCTTAGCCCTTCCTCTACATCCTGCCAGATATCCAGAGTAGCTGACACAACACCTTTGGTTTGACTATCAACTCCAGTAATAGGTAATTGCTTCTGAGCAGGGATACATTGTCGAACCTTATCAGTTATGATGTCAGAGCTGTAGGCTTGGTCGCCAGCAACAAGAAAACAGCTCTCATCATCTTCAGGAAATTCTTGCTCGAATAGCAGAACCGTATCACCGCTCCGTCTCAGACTTGCCATCTCCGCCTTCTTGTATCTCCTCCATCGGAGTTTAGCCATAGACTCAAATTCAGAAAAGCCATACTCATACAGAAACCGCTTCATCAGTATTACTTCATCTGACTTCAAGTTTGGCAGGGGTTCTACATCATCTCCGTCAAGACAGAAAGGGTCATCTACATACATCACATACTCAGGATGGATAAACCAGGTATAGAAGTGGTGTTTGTAGACTGACTGTCCAACTGTTGTTCCTTCCTTAGCTGCCCTATACATATCACAGTGAGGATTGTCTTCACCGTTAGCAGTTGATTGGACTCTGATTTTAGTTCCAAGCTTCATCGGCACACGCTGAACAGCAGAGCTAAATACTTGCTCTTGAGTCCCGATTAGCCAGAAGGCAAACTCATCCATTAGTAGATTATGTATAGCTTCTCCTCTACCAAGTGTATAACTCCTTGAGCTGAAGATATACATGATAGAATAGAAGTTATTATCCTGACTCTCCCATGTTAGTTCCTCAGCACTCTTATGGTCTAACTTAGCAACTGAGGGTATCTTTCTTTCCAGATGCTGATGAAAGCGCTTAGCCTTGATGATAAGCCGTTTAGCGCTAGTCTCATCGTAGCTAATGATAACTGAGACAGTTCCATTGATAGTAATGTTGTCAAGATAGAAGTCTGCCAGATGCAATGATGTAGCACCCACCTGAGCTGGCTTAACATAGATGTCTCGAGGACCTGAGTTATCCAGCATATCTGCCTGAATAGGGTTAAGGATAAACGGCACAAGCTGACGCTCCTTGTTCTCTATCTGCAGTAGCGACTCCATCATGAGCCGTCTGTTAGAGAATAGGGCTTCTACAGCTTCGTCTTTATTAACAGCTTGCACTATTACTTTATCCTCCCATTTAATCTGATAAGGAGCGTAGTAAGCTCCGTTACTGCTTTAGTAAGTCCCTCACGAGATTCCTGGTCTCGGTCAATAATGTTCTTCATCTGATCTTGCATAAATACCCTATCCTGCCTTATCTGCTCCGTACTACTCTTCCTATCTCTCCTATACATTATGAAGATGATTACTGCTAATGCTCCTCCTACACCAAGACTGCATATAGCTTCAATAGGTATCTCCATTATCTACTCCTTGTTCTCAGCTTAATTGGTGCTCTGGTACGGACTGATGGTTTGCTAAAAATCTGTCGTTTCCTTGTTTCTCTTCCAACACTACGAGGTTCCTTACGACCAATCCTTGCCTGCTGTGCTCTCTGGATATTTCGTCTGCTAGCTTGCCGAGCCTTAACGGTTATAGTCCTAGCTACCCTAGCTCTGTATTTCGCCATCAGGAGGTTTGTCCCTTACTGTTACCTTGTCTGTTCGGCTAAATTCAAGAATCTTATCTTGGTTATCAGCCACTAACTTAGCAAAGTTAAATTCTCCACTTCCAACACCCTTCATAACTTGTTCCAGTATCTGTAACTGTTGTGGAGTGTATGCTGAGCGGAGCTTGAGCAAGTATTCATGGCTCTGTTTAGGCAGGACTTCATTGTAGATAGCCTGCTTGAGTATTCGGTAGTCCTTCTCCAACACTAACCTGAAGTTGCGGAAGAAGTCCAACTCAATGTACTCCTTGCTTAATTCCTTCCTAATCTCAGGAACCTGAAGCTCGATAACATTAAAGCCTTCATCCTGCCGCTGCTCCTCCAGCCAACCAACAGTTAGCCCAAGCATATAGAGTGATTCTTCTGGGTTGAAGCCACAGGCTAGATAGCCCATGTATCTTGCTCGGTTATCGTCTTTTCTCCAGGGTATAAGCGTAGTTGCAATGCTAACTTCTTTTGGAGTATCAGAGCCTGTAGGCAGAATCGCCTTAGAATTATCCATCTTTACCCTTACATATGGCTGACAACTTGATTCTGTAATCACTTCGCAAATCTTTGATACATACTGGAGAATCGCTGTATAGTTGGTCGTAGTACTCCAGCACCAAGTTAGCCATAGTTTTCTTAATAATCAGGTAAGGCAGCAGAAGTTCTATAGTATCTATAGCATCCTCGCCACGCCACACTAATCTATATATTTTCTTTCGGCCATACCTTTTCTGGCCATAAATGTGCCCAGGTAGTAAGGCATTGATATAGTGAATAACACGCTCATCAGAGTTGGTAATCTGAGCGATAATGGATGAGTTAAATCCATTCCTTGAAATCATCAGGCAGCCTTCGCCATCGAAGAAGCCCGCTACATATGCTAGACTCTCGTTAGCCTCCATCATGACTAGCATAACACAATGCGATTATCAATGCAAGGATAACCCATCATACGATTATTTTATTACATAGTGATTAAGGAAGGTTGACAATAGATGCTGGATATGATACAATGGTAATTAAATGAGGTGAATAATGAGAAGCAAAATAGGAAACAAAAACAAAGACAAGTTTGAGCTGTCATGCTGTCTTTGTGGAACTAGAACAGACTTAGCACAGGTAGCTCACAGAAACAGTCTCGGCTTTATAATTGGCTATCTATTCGCTTGCAACGATTGCCTACTAATTATAGGAGGGAAATACATAGTGGAAATCAAAGTGGGAGCTAAAATATGAAATGTGAGAAATGCGATAGAGACAATCTAACTGCTAAGGAGCTAGCAGTCCACAACAAATACTTCCACAAGGTGAGGAGTCAGCAGGCTCAGACCATATCGAGCGATGTATGTCCTGACTGCGGAGGAATGTTACAGTATCAGGAAGGCTGTGTAACCTGCCTAGCTTGTGGATTTAGTAAGTGTGGATAAGGAGAATAGATGGACAAGACAGAAACTTATATTAAGATGGCAGACTATCCTGAGATACAGAATAAGTGGATTCCTAGCATTGGTGATATATTCTCACATAGAGAGAATGGAAAGGTTGAGACTAACCCAATATACGAGACAACATTAGATTGGGCAGATGGTAAGACGAGTCTAATCCCAGTAGCTATTACTTGGCCAGAGTGGAGAAACCGCTTCATCTGGCTACCACACCAAGACCAGTTACAGGAGATGGTGGTAAAATACCGACACCCCACGATAGACGAAGAAAGATACTGTGCCTATTATCTTTATCTGGATTTTTACGATTGGCTACCTAGACATGGCTCTATATTGGAACGCAAAGGCAGGATTAACTGTAATTCAATGGAACAACTCTGGTTAGCCTTCGTTATGAAGGAGAAATACAATAAAGTCTGGAACGGTGATGAGTGGACATCTGGCTAACCGTATGTCGCAAGACTGTCCCCCACTGCCACTACTGCAAGGAGCCAATCACCTTAGGCTCCATTATGGTAGTTGGCAAGTTATGGAGAACCTCTAAGGAAGGAGGTGATAGTAGAAGATGGGTAATTCACTTCCGATGGCACGCTCAAAAGGAACCAAGCAATCCCGAAGAACCAAAGATATGCTGCTGGCTTCAGGAAGGACTAGCGTATCTAGCCACACATCCTCAGGCAGAAACAAGAGGAAGAAAACAGCTCGACCTGACAAAGACCCAGAAGTCCGAGCGGCTGAAGATACTACGACAGAGAGCCAGGTACGTGCAGAAGCTGAAATTCCTGATGGAGATACCACTAGAAGACCAAAGTCAAAAGGACACAGACGATATGATAAAAGTGGGAAGCCAAATAGAGGAGTTGAAGGAAAGGATACTACCCCTAGGCGGAGTGCCAATGAGTTGGGCATAGAATGGATAACGGCCTTTTGTCCAGATGGTCAGCCTCACTACCTTATAGCCAATCATACCTTTGATGGAGGGAGTTTATTTAAGTGCTACAACTGCCATAAGCACATCTGGCTACCTACACTGATAAGGGATGCTACTGAGCTGGAAGCCTTAATCAAGTATATTGGCACTCAGAGAGGTTATTGTAAGTTTCTGGACAAGCATCAGGCAGCTAAGGTTATGGTAGCCAAGTTGCAGGATCTATGGTATGCTAGAAGGCAGATGACTAATAAGGATGAGTTCAGGGAGTTAGTTATATCAGTAATGAATGAGAAGGAGTATGATAAGAAGGAGGTAACAGATGGACTTTGACGAGTATCAAATCGAAGCAAGGAAGACAGCAATATATCCTCAGGTTGGCAGTAACCTTTGGTATCCTGCACTCGGACTAAATGGAGAAGCTGGTGAAGTTGCTGAGAAGGTTAAGAAGATATATCGAGACAACCAGGGAGCACTATTCAGTGATATAGTTCTTGATAACACTGAGGCTATATGTAAGGAACTAGGAGATGTTCTTTGGTATATAGCTAGCATGGCAACTGAGTTAGGTGTAAACATGAGTGATATTGCTAGAGCCAATCTTGCCAAGCTACAATACCGAGCTGCCAGAGGGAAAGTTCATGGAGAAGGAGATGAACGATGAGAACAGCAATAATACATAAGAAGGTCAGAAAAGTAATACTATGCTATATGGACTATAGTACCAGAGAAATGGCAATAATATCTGTAATATACTTCGACTATCTAATCATAAG